CTTGCCCTCAAAATACTTAACCGGGAAATGATGCCCTTCCCAAAGTCCGATAGTGACGCCCGCATTGCCAGGAGTCGCTTTGTTCTTTTGCTTGATGGTTTTCTTTAGCGTCTTGGCCTTGCTGAATTGCTTAACAACGCCTTTGTTCTCGCTGCTTACCTTGAGGTTGACCAAAGGCCCCAAGGCTTGAGCGCATTCGACTCGAACGGACCTAGCCGCCCGATTGACCGCCGTTGCTAGATGCCTCGGCAAATGGTCACCAAAGGCCCCTAGATTGGCTTTCATTTGTCGCATTGATTCTTGATCGACCGTGACATTGATCATTAGTTTCGTAGCTCCGTTGGGTCGTCTTCGGAGTAACGGCAAGTTATCTGTAGCGGGATCGTCAAGCCGTCAATTCCGCCGTCTGCCGCGATGAACTGAATGGAGCCCCAAGTCGCATCAATCGCATTTCCGCCGAAAGTGTGCCAAGTGCTAGAGCCATTGCAGACGGCTTTGATAACGTCGGCATGAAAAGCGTTTAGCAGTTCGTCAATCGTTTCGGTCCCGCGTTCATCCTGGAGGATATGGCAATGGATCAAAAAGGTTTGCCGAATAGCGTTGGCAGGAGGATTTCCGGGTCGGTCAAGGTCCGGAAGTCGCTCGGCTGGCCCTTGCGTAAGAACGATCTGATTATGGGCAGGCGTAAAGTTGGCAAATCGATTTGGTCGCTGCACTTCGCTGATCGCCGTTGAGTACGTAGCATCGTCGATCATCGCATCGAGACGCGATTTCAAGACAAGTGCGATTTCCTCAACGACAGCTAACGGCATTCTAGGACTAGCATCCCTTCATCATGGCTGAGTAGCTTTAGGATCGAATGCCGCTTCGGTGGCTGGCCGACTCGATCCGGGAATTCTAATTGATCGCCGCCCAAGTTCAATTCGTCGCTTGCGATGCCCTCGTCGGGGTCGTTAGCAACGTGAATTTCAAACATGGGATAAACAACGTCACCATCTTCCGGCAGGATGCCAAGGGCCTCGCGAATGACCACCGCGCTAATCTTCCTCGACCGACCGTTTCGCTTGTAGTAAACGGTCGATTCGGCGAAGTCTTGCGGGTTGGCGAAGACGTTCTTGGCATCCTTGATGATGGTATCGTGAAGGCTCACGGATTAGGCTCGCTTGCAAGTTACCTTGAAGTAGTCAACAACAACCGAATCAACGTTCGTGTTGGCCGCCTTTTGCAACTGAACAAGCGGTTGCAATCCCGAGGAATAGCCGCTCATATCAAAGGTCGTTGTCGCGCCGACTCGCTGGCCGTCGATGTAAAACTTGACATCGCTTTTGCCGCCAGTGAAGTCGATGACAAATTCTTTGTACGTGGTCCCAAGGGTCACGCCGCTGGAAATGTCGTCGTTGTCTCGCACCCCGTCGTCGGTCTCAAGCTGAACAACCGTTGTGCTGACCGCCCCTTCCATGCGAAACCAAGCATTGGCCGCAACATCGTTGGCGGTATCGTTTCGAGCCGAGCCAAGACCGAAGCAAAGGATTGAACCGCTCGTGAAGGTGGCTGCCCCGATTTTTACCCGCATCTCAAGACGCTGAATCAAGTCGATGTCAAAGTCCAAGGCATCATTGAAGTGCAGACAGACGTTTTCGATTTCGCTGGTAGCCGCAAGTGTCAAGGTCGCTTCGCTAGTTCCCTTGGAATAGGTCGGAGCCCCAGCCGCCGAAGTGTCGTCAACAAGCCAAGCGGTTGCCGGGTCTGCCGAAGTTGGGAGCGTTGCTACTGCTCCGTGAAAGTCATCGTAAAAAATCTGAAAGTCTCGCATGTCGCCCATGTTCTTATGTTCCTGTTTTGTGAATTTTGTTGCCGTCCCAAAAAGCCCCCAAGCAATCGCCCAGGGGCTATAAATCAATCGATCGATTAGCGGTTCGAGTAGAACCCTACGTGATCGATCATTGCACAACCCATCGATTGACGGATCTTGAAGTCGTACTTGTCCGAAAGCATGGTCCATTCGTTTTCCAGCACTGGCGATTCTTCGCCTTGGAGGAAGACGATTTCGGCGGTGTCGACTACCGAATTCGACGCGATCAAATACCAGTTCGTCGCGTTGTTGTTGTCGAGCAGCGCCGTCGCGACAACTTGCAACGGTCGAACGCCATTGACGCCGTAGAGGCTGGAAATGCCCTCGTTGCCGTTGGTCTGTGCGAACGAAAGGCTATTGGTGATCCGAAGAGCCGTCGATGCGTACCGCTGAGGTACAAGCAACACCGAAGGGACCAAGTTGAGCACCGAGCCGTTCAATCCCTTTTGCTTGGCCATCAATTCAAAGCCCTCGTCAAGCGTCGTTTCGCTTGGAGCCGCTGCCGTAGTCGCGGTAATGTTTCGCCCGCTTGCGTGAGAAGCGGAAAACAAGACAACGCCATCGGGCATCATTGGGTTCGAGAGGAACGTGTCATAGACAAGTTGCTCTTGGGTGCGTCGAGCCGCAACGCCTTGCATCGAGGGGATGCGAGCCATTGCGTCAAGGTTGTCGTTGATGATCGTCTCCCAGGTCACTGAGAAGTTCGCACCGAACTTGTCGATGTTGTACTTCTTGCGTCGGTCGCTGAGTTTCTTTTCAGGGTATTCCTTGCCCTCGGGAACAACTTCCAGATTCTGGAATTCGCTCAATTGGGTGGCGTGAATATCCTTGAAATCCTCGACGCTCTGACGCTGCCGAACCCAAGAGGACCAAGTATACGGGGCCTCTTCGTAAGCCGCTCGAAGCGTGTTGTTGAGCCCATCAAACAGGATGTTTTGGAACGACCCGGTCGTGTGGAAAACGTCGGCCAAACCGCGCTTGACCATGTTGAGCGTTGGAGCGTGTCCCATCGCCATTCGCGCGATGTCTTTCTTGGTGTGCTTCTCAGGGTCGACGCCCATCCTGCGCACGCAAGCTTCGGCAAGCCGATAGACGCCGAGGTTAGCGAAATGGCTAGCCCCTTCTGCCTTTGGTGCCGCTGTTCGCTTCACGGTGCCTTGGAAGCATCGCTGAGTAAACCCAGCCTTTGCCGCGTTTTCAAACTTGTCTTGCTCCGATTCACCGAAGCCGATGTGCGAGCCCTCGACGGCCCCGCCTAGTGGTTGACTGGCCATCTTTCGGATGATCCTTTCTTGAGCGTCCTGAACGGTCACACTTGGATCGTCGATCAAAGCGTCTGCAAAGCTACGCTCAAGCTTTGCCAACGTACAGTGAGCAACGATAGTCTTGCGTCGGTCGTCGGCTGCCTTGAGTTGCCTTGCAACTTCGGCCTCGACTTTCTTCTCTGTGTCTTCGGCTGGAGGGGTCTCGGCCCGCATCGCCTCTTCGGGTTCTTTGTCAGCCATCAATTCGACTTCGCCCATCGGAGCATCGTCGGAATCTGCTTGCCCCGCTGCTTTGCCTGCGAGGAAAACGATAATCTGAGTAGGATCGGTCATGCCTTCTGGCAACCCGAGCCCCTTGAGAGTTGCCAAAAGCGACTCGTCCATACGTTCAACCCTTTCATGGTCGTAAGACCTGCGAACAGTAGAATTCGGATCCGCGCCCGTTGCACAGATCGAAGCGTTATGCGGTTCCCATTGGAGTACGATTTCCGCTGGTCCCTCAATCACCTTGCCTTGTCGGGTGGTGTACGTTTGGCCCTCTCGCACGAATTGACGCTCAAGAATCTGTGCATCAATCGAGAAGTCATTCAAGTGGCCTTCGGTGTATCTGGTTGCGACAATCTGCGAGTCTGGATCGCTTGCAAAGTCTGGCAGGCCTAAAAGCTCATCGCCCTCGATAACGATATTGCGAATAGACCCAAAGACGTTGCGTACGGTCTTGTCGTTGTGACTGTCGACGATAGGCAGCTGCTTTTTATCGTTGCGGAATCGGACCCCATCCATCAACAATACTTGCTTAATCCATCCGCGATCTTGATCGTAGATGTCGATCGGCGTCTCGGTCGCAATTACCGCTCGGCCATCCTTGACGGTCCTGAACTGGCGAACAATCGAACCGCCCTCGATGGACTTGGCTTGGTGTCTTGCGTCGAGCTCTTTTCGTCGCTTGATTAGGTCGGTCTTTTTCATGCGGTCACCTCAGCCGGTAGCGCGTCCACCGATCCGTCTTTTGCGTCGTCAATCAAGGCTTGTACACTTGCTTCGGACATGCCGACCGACGATAGGAAAACCCTCGCCGCCGCTTCGCTAATAGCCCCGCTGGAAAGCTCGTCGAGGGTCTTGGCAATGGCTTTGCGATTGCGGTTGAACTGGAGGGTGGACAGCCCCATCATTTCGCCGCTGCCGGTCGCTGGTTGCGTTTCTGCCGCCCCTTGAGTCTGAGCCGCTGAAATCGCTAGCTGTTGCTGCTCTGGGGTTCGCAAGCCGAGCTTGGCAAGCAATCGGTTTTCTTTGGCCCGTTGGTAGAAGACCGTGCGGAAGTTAAGCCCCTGGGCCCCGAGCACTTCGGAGTAGGTCGCTGTAAATGAGTTGATGCCCGATTCGCTGGTCTGCTGCTCAACGCCTGGATCGACCCATTCCCATTTCGGGGTCTGCCATTCGACGGGGGTGAACCGCCTGCGATCGCTCAATAGGTCGATAGGCCCTGGGAAACCGTCGAGGTTGGTTCGGCTTGCTGCATCGCAAAAGCGATCCCAAACAAACTGCAGCAAGTGCCTGATAAGGTATTTCTGGATGATCTGAAACCGCCTTCGGTCTTCTAGTTGGCTGGTCCGGCTCGAACTGTAGGAGGTTTGCGAATAGTCGCGTGCTACAACCTCGTAGCTGAGACCCGTCCCAACCGCGATCCCCCGCAGGATTACCTTGGTCCATTCGCCCGCCGAAGTGTTTGGACGCGTTGGATTGATTACCTCGACCGATTCGCCTGGCTTCAAATCGAAGACCAAGCCAGGCTCTAAATATCGCTCTTTGTTGCCGTCCTTGTCGGTTCCGCTGCCAGTCCTTGGGTTGCTCAGGTCGCCCATTGGCGTCTCGGTCTTGATCGCTGCCGTAAAGCAAGATGCGATTGCCGAGGCTTGTAGCTCATTGTCGAGGTACGTTCCCAGGTCTCTGATCGACGCCAACGCTGGAGCAAACCAAGTAACGCCCCGCGTCTGCCCTACTCGATCCTGCCGGAATAAATGGATAATCTCCCTAGCCGGGATTTCCTTTGGCGTTCTGGAGACTGCATAAGGCTGTAGCGGATGATCGTCATAAATCATGTAGGCAAGAGGCTTGCCCGATTCATCGACTTTGATTCCGCGAATTACCCGCGTACCATCGCCGCGATCGATGCCCATAGTGTAGGTATCGCGATCGGTCGCTAGCCTGTCGGCTTCGATGATTTCCAATGCCATTGGAATCGGTCGAGAGATGCCACGATATTCGGTTGATGGCAAATTGACGACGCGAATCAGCACCTCACCGGCTTCGACCATTTCTCGAAGGGCGATAATCTGAATTTCTTCGAGGGTCAAGCGCCCGTTGATATCCGCGACTTCGGACCATTCCAACCAAGCTTTGTCTCGCAAGTCGTTGATGTCCTCGATGTCGTCCCCTTCGGGGGTCTCGAACGTGCTTTGGGCCTGGATGCCCGCACCAACGACGGAAGAAACGATCGTATCCACAACGCCCCAAGCGTAGGAATTGTCTCGAACCAATCGCCTAGCCTCTGCCCTAAGTCGATCGGCCCCGAATGGCCCCATTAACTCTTGGTCCGCTGGTAAATTCTTTGGGTGTCTGTTGCTCGATACCCGCGACGGTTCAGCCCCTTGGTAGGATCTGGCAAGGGCCTTGCGCGCTGCCTGTCGTCGCAAGCCTGCTAGGGGGCTAACTGCCGAGACAACGGAATCGATAAATCGAGCAATCATCGACGGCCCCCTACGATTCGCCCGAGGGAGATACCGCCCGATCCGCTTTCACGCTGGACTTGGTGGAGCAATGCTTTTCGCTCTGCCATCAATGCTGCTAGGTCAATCTTAGTAACGGTCCTAGAGCCAATGGAATACTGAGACGCCCCTCCGGTTAGGAGGGCCTCAATAGCTGCGTCGATTAGTGCTAATAGAGATGCCGCTGATGCCATGCGTCAATCGTTGCATGGCATGCGGTTGATTGGTAGATGCCTGTACTATTCCAATAGTACACCGCTACAAATTATTTACGTTCTTGCGCCCAGGTGTGCCCGCAGTACGAGCATCGGCAATAGCGAACCTTGGCTTTGGTGCAATAGACCCGGCTGTAGCTTGTCCCGATCGGTCTGCGTGATTCGCATAGGGTGCAAGGTCTTGCTTCGTCTTCGCGGGGGATGGGTTTGTAGTCCTCGATTACCTTTCCGGTTTCATCGGTCCGAACAACCCTGGAAACCGTGTCGGACCAAGGATCGTAGGTTAAGCCTATTGACGATGGGGGGCCTTCGCCGCTTGGCTCTGAGTGTAGTTGCCCCTCGACGGGAATTGATGCCATCAAAGCATCCAGCCGATCCTGCTTGAAGGATGCCACCATTTCGCAAATCGGATCAATAGCCTCTTGCGTTGCTGGTCTGTTGATCCTCTTTGGTTTCTTGCTCATATTACCCTCTCCGTTTGGGAATCCATCCGCCTTGCCGCTGCTTAAATCGTTGCTGCCCATGCCTGTAAGCTTGCTGCACCGGCTTGGCTTGTTTCGGCTCATCGCCGATATGCTTTGGGGCCACCTCGATTTCGCTTGGGGCAATCAACTTGACCCCGCAAGCTTCCGAGCCTGCCGCCGCCATGTAGGTAGCGTCAAGCCAGTGGTTGTTGCTATCCTTGACGTTCCAGTAGGTCTTAGCCCCCTTGCCATCGACGAACTTGGTCACCAGTTCTTCCGCTGCGATGTGTTGAGCGTACTGCGAATGTCGCTTCTCATCTTCAAGGCTAAACACCGAAAGCGAACCGCGCCGAAGCATGTTATTTTCATCGAAGGTCGGCGTCAAAAACCTTTCGTGGACGAATTGCTTCCAGTAGTCTGTATCCAAATCGTAGAGCCAAACCTTAGTCGCTGGCAAGTGCTGCGCATGAATGTTTGACCCTGCGATGGTTGTCGATGTCGTCTTGGTCTTTGGCTTGTATCCTGAAATTCCTTTGGACGGATGGAAGATACCGCCGACTTCGCGACAAAATTGGTACGCCGCATTAGTGAAAGCCCCCGAGTCAACTAGGCAAAAGTCGATCGCCCGCCGCGTTCCAGTTGTGTCGATGAATTCCTTCTGCAAAAACTCATCCCGAAGACTTAGTAGGGCCTGGTAAATCATGGGCTCACTAGCTTCGTGATCCATGCTCTTATCGGTCCCGTAGACTTGCTGAATTCCATAGTCCGCTACAATGCCCCCGGCCCCGTGCCACCACGCCGTAACAACCCAGTGTAGGTAATACTTGCCCAAGTCGATTGCCGCTGTTAGCGCCACCGTATTGGCCGGTAGTTGCCTGCGAACCAATCCGCTTATCCTCGACTCGACAAGAGCCGGAGTAATGCCCAAGCCCATTGGCCCGGCCTCCTCTGGCGGGTCGTTGTCGTCTTCCGTCGATACCGCCTTTTGGCCACGGTCGGCCACCCGGTTGAAGTAGCTGTGAACCGCCGATAACTCCATGGGTTCGCCGTCTAGGTGGGTCTTGCGGGAATAGCTAGCCTGATTGCTTACTACCGCCCCGCGTTCGATCTCGGCTTGATTGTCGCGCCAGAAACGAAAGGCCTCCCTAGCGTCTGGGTCATCGGCTTTGCGTCCCTTGCGAAGGTCGATGTATTGCTCGATCAAATCCATTCGATCCGGCTTAGTAACGAGCTTGCGGTATCGCTTGCCACGCCAAGATGGTTTCTGCTTGGGGTCAGTGTATTTAAAAGCGATACACTTGCGGTTTTGAATCGTGCAAAGCATTACCCGAGGGATCCGCTCTGAGGACTGGCCTAGCCCGCCGATGTCCTGCTCGATGATTTCCTCATTCTTGGCTATCATCGTTTCGCTAGCCGCCGCTTCCCGGTCTTCAATGTCGTCGAGAATTGCCAAGGTTGGCCTAGCCGATCGGAACTTAGTACCGCGAATGGCCCCGTCGATACCCAGGGAATAGAACACTTGCCCCTTGCTGCATGGCTCGATTTCTTTGGGCCAGTCGGGAATCTGCCCGCGGCCGATCGTAGGGAAGACGAAGAATTCCGGCCCGATGACGATGTTGGT